AATATGATGCCTATAAAACGATTACAGGACGTTTAAGCATCAAGCCTATGTCTTTCCCCATTTTAAATCTAAAAAAGGAATGTAGGGGTGTTATAGAGCCTTCTAGGCATTGCTTTATTGAGCTTGATTTCAATGCGGCCGAGTTGAGAACCTTTTTGGCTCTTTTGGATATTCCACAACCTGAAGAAGATATTCATAACTGGATCGGGGAAGAGGTGTATGGAGGCAAGTTTGAGCGAGATAAGGTAAAACAAAAAGTATTCAGTTGGTTGTATGATCCGAGAAAAAAGGATAAAAAGTTAGAAAAAATCTTCCAAAGAGAGAAGATTTTAGAAAAGTATTATAATTACAATACAAAACACATCACAACTGTTTTCGAAAGAAACATACCTTGCGAAGAACACTACGCTCTAAATTATATTATACAATCAACAACATCGGATCTATTCCTGCGTCAAGCGATAAAGATTTGGAAGATGTTGGAAGGAAAAAAGACAAATGTGGCATTTACTATCCATGATAGTTTGGTGCTTGACTTTCATTTATCTGATCAGGCAATGGTCAATCGAATGATTGAAGAGTTTTCAAATACAGATTTAGGAAAATTTAAGGTTAACATCTCAGGAGGGAAAGACTTCGGAGAGATGAAGGAGATGAACTTGTGAAAGATAAAATTGTAATTTCTTTGGATTCTTCATGGGCAAATTCGCTTAGAACAGTGAAAGAAACAGCAGATTTGGATTGTGTCTATGGGTACAAAGTTGGGTTTTATCTTGCTTTGACTTTTGGATTAACTGCTCTGACAAACAGAATTAGACAATCAGCCCCCGGCAAAAAGATTATCTACGATCATCAGAAAGCTGCAAACGATATTCCAGCAATGGGAGATAAGTTTGCAAAGATAATGAGACTAGCAAAGATCGATCACGCTATCTTGTTTCCTTTTACTGGGCCCAAAACAGAAGAAGCTTGGATTAAAGGTTGTCAAGATGAAGGTGTTGATGTTATTGTGGGTGGCAAAATGACGCACGAAGGTTTTGCTTCTCATGAAGGCGGCGCTATTTCTCCTTTCTCTTCTTTGATAATCTATAGAAGAGCGGCTGTGCTAGGTGTTGCAAACTTTGTTATGCCTCCAAACAATTATGATTTTTATAAATCAGTTAAAGATGACATGGTGGATTATACTGATAAAGATCCAATCATATTTTCACCGGGCTTTGGAGCCCAAGGTCACAGCACAAATATGTACACAGATGTGCCAATTATAGGAAGGGCGATATATCAATCACCTGATCCTAAAAAAGAGACTTTAGAATGGCACAAGAAACTTTTTAAGGAAAAAGAATGAATATTATAGGACTAGGACAATGTGGATGTAACATAGCAGAGAAGTTTAATCAATATCCACAATATGAAGTCTATCTTTTCGACACAGAAAAAAGAGCAGGAAAAAATGCTAGAGTTTTAAAAGAACAAAAAACACACAAAGATTACGAAGAAAACTTTCCAAAATACAAATTCAAACCGAAACATAATGAAACAATTTTCATTTGTGCAACATCCGGAACAATAACCGGAGCATCACTCAGGATTCTCCATCATTTCAAAGATACCGAAATACGACTTGTGTTGATTCTTCCAGAAGAAACTGAAATGTTGGAAACATATGCGATGCAACATAAGCTGATCTTCAATGCTTTGCAAGATTATGCGAGATCAGGAGTTTTCAAAGATGTGATCTTGATCTCGAATGAGATCTTAGAAAATACTATTCCAAACTTGACATTCCTAAACAAGTATGATAAAATAAATGAAGTAATAAGTTATTCGATCCACACGATCAACGTGTTCGAAAATACCAAGCCAGTATCGAAAACAAAGATCGATCATAAAGATCACTGTCGAATTTTATCAATAGGATCATACGATTACAAAATAAATGAAGAAAAAATGTATTTTTCCCTTGACAGTCCAGTTGAAAGCGTGTATCATATATCCATTCCTCAGAAAACATTAGAGGAAGATTTTGAATTGGTAAAAGTAATAAAAAACAATTTCAAAGAAAAAGAAAACGCAAGTTATCAAGTTTTTTCAAACAATTCAGAATATGACCACGGTATTGTCGTGAAAAGAACTCATTTTCATCAAGGACAACTTTTTTCTTGACAAGCCGAATATAGTATGCTATAATGTGAAACATAACAATGAGAGGAGAAAAGATGAGAGCTTATGTTGGAACATTTATGAAGAAAAGTGGCGAAGTGAGAACAATGACTTTTATGAAAGTCGATGATGTGCCGGAGGGGATCTTGCCGGAAGCAAAAGGAGGAAAGAGGCCAAAGTTGCAAGAAGGTATGGAATTAGTATGGGATGTTGAGAATAGTGCTTATCGTATGTTTAATCATAAAACTGTTGTAGGAAAAGTAGAAGTAGTAGAAGTTAATTTGACCCAAACACAAAAACAAGGAGTATAAAATGGGTATTGACATGAAGAAAATGAGAGAAAAGTATAACGCTCTCAAAAACAAAGGTGGAAATAAAAAGGATAATCTATTCTGGAAGCCACAAGATGGGGATCAAACAATCCGTATTTTGCCGACTTCTGATGGCGATCCTTTCAAAGAATTTTGGTTTTATTATAATTTAGATAAAGCCCCTGTTCTTTGTCCGAAAAGAAACTTTGGAGAAGATTCTCCTGTCCTCGATTTTGCATCGGCTCTTTATAAAGAAGGCACGCCCGATTCAATTGAAATGGCTAAGAAGCTTTTTCCAAAGCAACGGTTCTTTTCACCTATTATTGTAAGAGGGGAAGAAGCACAAGGTGTGCGGATTTGGGGTTACTCCAAAACTGTATATGAACAACTTCTTCAACTGGTTTTGAATCCCGATTATGGCGATGTAACTGATACTGACACTGGTACAGACCTCGTTCTTAATTATGGAAAGAAATCAGGAGCCCTCTTTCCGTCTACAAAGCTGACTCCAAAGCGGAAAGATTCCCCAGTCTGTCCCGAAGGAGATGGTGATTGTCAGGCACTTCTGGAAGAGATTCCAGATTTTGATGGACTCTTTGAACGACGAACTACTGAACAAGTTCAAGATCTTCTTGACAAGTTTATGCAGGGCGGAGAAGAAAAAGAGGAAATCAAGAAGTACGCCGCTTCAGGCGACGACAAAGTCACCCAAGCTTTTTCCGAACTTCTGGGTAGCTAGTCATGGCTGTAAAGAAAGCAAAAGCTGGAAAGCTTAACATGGCTGAAATGAGAAAGCTTATTAATAAAAAAGCTGGACTCAATGTTGCTCACGATCTTTCTTCGGACAATCCAACAGCGGTGACTGAATGGATTCCTACCGGTGCTCGCTGGCTTGATTCTATTATTTGTAGAGGAAAGCTTGGAGGGATTCCAGTAGGTAAAGTAACTGAGATTGCTGGACTGGAAGCAACAGGTAAATCATATATGGCGGCTCAAGTAGCCGCTAATGCTCAGAAAATGGGCATTGATGTGGTTTATTTTGACTCTGAATCAGCAATTGATCCTGAGTTCCTAGAAAAAATAGGAATTGATTTGGACAGGTTTCTTTACGTTCAGGCATCGTCTGTGGAGGAAGTCTTGGAATATATTGAAGAACTTCTGGGATCTGGAAATAAACTTCTCTTTATTTGGGATAGTTTAGCTCTCACGCCAAGTAAAAAAGACTTGGAAGGAGATTTCAACCCACAGTCTTCTATGGCTGTGAAGCCTCGCATTCTCTCAAAAGGAATGTCGAAACTCACAGTTCCTTTGGCAAACGCTCAATGTACGTTCTTAGTTCTAAACCAACTGAAAACAAACATTACAAGCAACGTTGCTGAGGCCCTAACAACTCCGTGGTTCACTCCCGGCGGGAAAGCCATGCATTACGCATATTCTTTGCGTATATGGCTTACGGGTCGTAAGGCGAAAGCATCTTTCGTCAACGATGAAAAAGGTTTTAGAATTGGTTCAGAGGTCAAAGCAAAACTTGAGAAATCACGTTTTGGAACAGCCGGACGAATGTGTAATTATAAAATCTTGTGGGCTGGAGATAAGATTGGGATCCAAGATGAAGAAAGCTGGCTTGATGCGATAAAAGGCTCTGATGCCTTAACGAACGCAGGGGCATGGTATACTTTGACTTCAAAAGGAAAGGAACATAAGTTTCAGACTAAACAATGGATTGAGAAGCTTCAAGATCCAGAGTTTAGACAAGCTGTTCTTGACGTGATGGGTGAAGAAGTTATCATGAAGTTTGAAAGTCGCACAGGGGAAGCCAGTAAGTATTACGAAGAAAAGGAAGAAGAATAGGTGCATGGAGGGTGAAAAGCCCTCCATTTTTGCGGGAGTAGCTCAACTGGATAGAGCGTCGGCTTTCCAAGTCGAAGGTGTAGGTTCGAATCCCACCTCTTGCTTATGACCCAAGTGGTATAACACATAAAAGGAGAAAAAAGTAATGAAAAGTAAAAACCCGTATGAATTGAGATTTGAAATGTTTAAAGAAGCTCAGAAAAGAGCGGAAATGCAATTTTACGAAGATATGCAAGACTACAGAACAACATTTACCTTGGCACAAGAAGGTAGGAATGTTGAGATCTTGCCCAAGCCAAAATACCCCGATCTTGAAAAAGTCTTTCAAGAAGCTTACAAAATTAAACAATTTGTAGAAAACAAAGAACACTAAAATTTATTACTTGGGTCATTTTTTATTTTTTTTAGGAGGACACATGGCAACACTAGGCGGAAGCTTGCAGAGCGTAAGAACAGAGATTAACGAACTATTAGGAATAACTTCGTTACAAACGGCTTCAAATAATCACACAGAATCTATTATGAGAGAGATAGAGAGAAACGTTGCAGAACTAAAAGGTGCGGTTTATAAGTCTTTATACAATGCTTATGGACCAAAGACACCAACAAGGAGCAAAAAAGATGAAAAGAAAGATAAAGATAGGAAATTTTCCATCTTTGGTAAGTCTCGCTGAGCAGTTCCTAGAAGGTGACAAAGAGGAA